CTACTTGCCGCGGCCGCTGTGTATCTTCGGCATGGTGATATGACTACGAATGCTTGGATCGCGCTAATTTTGGGTGCGGTTATTCTTTTAGATACTTCTAGAAATTGACGGATTTCGGCCGTTGAAGAAACCGGGAAATAGGGGAACTTATGAGTATCTTTAGACATATGTATTATGCGATTCGATATGGTAAATGGGAATGGGGATTTGACAACCATTCTGATAGATATCGTTTTGGCTTTAAACATAGCTATTACGACGGTGACTGGGTTACGATCTGGTTTTTTAAATTCTATATTGCGGTAAACTACTAATGAATATCTCACTTGATTACGATAACACTTATACCAGAGACAAGTATCTTTGGAACGGATTTATTAAACTTGCCAAAGCCTCTGGGCACAATGTATATTGTGTCACGATGCGATCCAATGCAGAGGGTGACGAAGTACGAAATCAATTGGGACCCATGGTTGATGGTATTATCTTTACTGCTCGCAAGGCCAAAAAAGAAGCATGCTATAAACTGGGAATACATATAGATGTGTGGATTGATGACATGCCACTATTTGTCATTAAGGATGCACCTCCAGACCCGGACTACGATGCCTCATTGGGAGATTAATATATAACACATACTATGGAGATTCAATATGTCAAAAGAAGAAGATCGTTTTAAGCATTCTAAAAGAATTTACCAAAAAGAGACCAAAATACATAAGCAAGAAGTAATTGCAAAGACGTTTGGGATCCCTGTTAAAGAACCGCATAAATTTAATAAGCATCATGCTATGGCATGCGGAAATCCAAATTGCGTAATGTGTGCAAACCCCAGAAAAACATTTGGTGAGCTAACATTTCAAGAGCAAAAGTTATATCAACATGATAAGGAAATTGAACAATGAGTACAATCTATGATATTGAAAAATACGGTCACGAAATGATTTCTCCGTATAATGATGGATACACTGCTTTCCATTACAAACAACAAATCTTGCAGACTTTATGGGAATGTCAATATTGGTTATCCAAATCTTCCACATTTACCGGTGAAGATGAGTGGATTGCCGAAAATAAACCAAAAAAATTGGATAATCTCGGCACAAATTGACGAAAAAGATGTTATAATAGTAACATGGAAGATAAACAATCTATAAAAGAATTGTTAGAAGAAATCTATTTCGCACTTACTAAAGATAGAATTTTAGTACGTAAGAAATGGGTGTCCAGACTACTAAGTCCGGATAACTATAACCACCTAATTCCTAAATTGGAAAAAGCAATCGAACAACTTGAGAAAGAAAGTAAAAAATGATGGAAGAAGACGACGAGCAATATACAGACTTTGATATTAATTACGACAATGTGATTGCCAGCAAAGAATGTTTATCTATGACACGTATTCTTGCTGCAGATTTGAAAGCTAATCCATATATGACGGTTGGGGATTTTCTAATGAATATTTCCAAAAGTGATTTAGCAATTCTTAGTGATATCGTTGAACAACATATGGGGTTTGACGAAGACGATGAAGTAACCGACGAGCGAATGGCAGACTTTGTTCTTATGACAGAAATGCTTTCTCGTGCAGAAGGTTTAATCTCTGAAGATGACGATGACCTAACACGAAAAATTAATCAATTTATGATAATGGTTACAATGGAGAACCTTTATCGAAAAGGACTGATTAAGTTGTACCATGAAAATATGTCATTTGGTAAAGATGTAGAACATAGAATTGTTGCAGAAAAAATTAAAGGTGCGGGAGATGAGGATTAATATAGCGTCTGATATTCATTTAGAATTCGGACCAATTGAAATTAAAAATACAGAGAGGGCAGATGTCCTTATTCTGTCTGGTGATATTTGCGTTGCGATTGATGTAATGCATAAAGATGATTTAGATAACAAGTCTAGAAAGATTCACGATTTCTTTGAAATGTGTTCTAAAGAATATAAAAATGTAATTTATATTGTTGGTAATCATGAACATTATAATGGCGACTTTCAACAAACAATACCTCACCTAAAAAGATCCTTCGAGTATTTAGATAATCTGCATATTCTCGATAAAGAGATTGTTACTATTGATGATGTAACATTCATCGGCGGAACATTATGGACTGATATGAATAAGGAAGATGCTTCATCTATGATTAGTATTAGTGGTATGATGAACGACTTTATAAAAGTCTCTAATGGTAAATTAGATAATAATTCCAATAAACCATATTATCGTATTAACAGATTAAAACCTGACGATGTAGTTATTGACCATAAATCAATGTTGGAATATATTCGTATTATCATTGAAGGCAAATACGATCAAAAGTTTGTAGTTGTTGGTCATCATGCACCAAGCAAGTTATCTACAAAACCAAGATATCAAGATGATTATCTTATGAATGGTGCATATTCATCTGATCTATCAGAATTCATTTTAGATCATCCGCAAATTAAAATGTGGACACACGGACACACGCATGATACTTTCGATTATCTTGTGGGTAGTACTAGAGTAGTTTGTAATCCGAGGGGATATGTTAATTATGAGCAAAGAGCTGATGATTTTGATCCCAATATTATTTTTGAAGTTTAAGGAGTTTATATTATGAGTAAAGTTGAGCAATATTCGCGTCCATGGGTAACATTTAATCCAACCGATAAAACACACCGTGAAATTTTCCATACAGCATTAAAACATAATACGTGGGGAAAATCCCCTGTTCGTTTTTGGCTAGAAGGAGAAACATCTAGTTTAATGGATCAATGTACTCAAAAAATGGCCAGATATTATATGGAACAAGAATTTGGTAGAATCAAAGATAAAACGATTGCAGATGAAATTAATGTTATTAATCAATATCGATATGTTTCTACAGCATAATACCCTTACGGTTGACAGGGTTACTAAAAGATGTTATAATATAGCATGAAAAGGAAAAATATGACAGATACCGAAAAGTATACAGGCGCATGGTATGCGACTGCTTCAGACCAAGAGCGCGATATATTTAAAAGTTGGATTAAGAGTCATCTTGCAATGGGTGAGATGAAAATTAAATTTACCAAAAAAGACAATACAATTCGCGATATGCGTTGCACTCTCGGCGCAGGATATTTGCCTGTAACTGAAGAAAAAGAAATTAAACGAAAAGAAAACACAGAAGTACTTCCAGTATGGGATATGGATAAAGGCGCATGGCGTGCTATTCGATATGAAACAATCAAAGAAATCCGCTTCGACATTTAAGCCAACAAAATTGATTGAAAATAAACGCAAGTTTATTCCCGATCCGTTACTAAATAAACGCGATCTTAGAGAATTTAAAAAATTAGTAATTAAGGAAAAATAATGGCACGAGTATCACTTGACGCTGAACCTAGCATTGCTGTACTATCTCCAGAAGAAAATACTTATAATGTTCAATTGATGAGAATCATGAACTGGTATTCTGCTGAGAAAGTAAAAGCTGACGCTCGCAAGTATATGCGAGAATATGTCAAAGCTAAAATGCCAAGTGAGTTGAACACATTTGACCAGGTTAAAGATGTAAACATTGTAAACACATATGGTTGGATTTCTCGTATCATTATGCGCAATGGTAAAATATCAGATAAGCATGTTACAAAACTTACAGGATATCTAAAAGATACATTAGCTTCTACGGTTTATATTCCAGAACCAGTAGAACAAAAGGTTGTTGTATCTGCACCTAAGCCTTCAATCCAAGATGCAATGAAAGAAAAAATTTCAGAGTATTTGGGCGAGTTAGAAGGATCATTCGATTCTGTAGTTAATGCAAAAGAAGATTTTTCATTATATAAGAATATGCAGGCGAATCAAATTCCAAAGCCTTATGTAAATGATATTAAGGAATGGTCTAAGAATAAACTTCGCGAATACATTCAAGTATATGAGGGCAAGGATTCTCAACTTGTAGAAGGTTATTCTAATATTACAAAGAAAGAATTAAAAAGCATTGTAAAAATGCTCGCACAATTTATTGAAGATTGTGATAAATATTCAGAGTTCAAGAAAGCAAATCGTAAACCTCGAATGATTAAGGCTAAGCCTGCGAGTGTTCAAGTTAAGAATCTTAAATATAAAAAAGAAGATACTGAGCTAGGTCTTAATTCAGTTGACCCTGCAGAAATTATTGGTGCACAACAAGTGTGGGTATTTAATAGTAAAACTCGTAAGTTGGCTCTATATAAAACAGATTCAGCTATGGGTATTGTTGTTAAAGGTTCCAGCTTTCAGAACTACGATCCAGAAATGGGATGTCAAAAGACTTTGCGTAAACCTGCAGATCAACTTAAAGATTTGATGGGTGCTACAAAGGTACAATTAAGAAAGTATATGGATAGTGTAAATTCTAAAGCATCGCCTGCAAATGGCAGAATGAATGCTGATACATTAATCCTTCGAGTTATTAAATAAGGTTTCAAATGGCGTTAAAAATATCATATTGCCAATTAATTAAGATTGTTCTTGCACAGATTGGCGGTAGTCCATTACAACAGGTATACACTCAGTTATCTCAGGGCATGAAGCAGATATCTACACGAGGAATTATTCCTTCAGAGATTGCACAAATTAAAGCATTTATTGATCAGGTAACTACTACATTAAATGGAATATCCGGCGACGTAAATGCTATGCAACAAATGGCTAATCAGTTTTTCTATAATCCAGTAGGAACTGTTACGACTCAGACTATTACGCAAATTAATTTGCGCCTTGCTCAAATTACGGAAGATCTTGGTGCTGGTCCTGTGGCAACATCTGGCAATGCAACTGAATTTGCATATTTAAATAGTTTAAAAACTGAAATGACAAATTTTAAAACTCATAGTGATAGATTGTCAGGCCAAGCTGATCCCGAAGATGGTAAACCATTTGGTGGATGCACACTTGCAGATTTATTGGGAGATGGATGTAGTCCGGCAGGTGATGTACCAGATATTGACCTTCAAGTTCTTGTAGATGGATTTAAATCTGGTGCTATTATTGAAGGTGCAAAGAGTGCGCTGACCCAGGCAGTACTTGCTAATACTGGCGGTGCAGCATTAATTAGTGCGCTTGGAAATTTACAATCAACAGTTAATACTTTTAATACTACTGTAACTACCAAGATTAATAAACTTGCAATTAAAAGAGCGGTTGAATCTTACGTAAATTATGTTGTTTTTAACTTATTAACAGGTTGTAGCAATACTTTGCTAAATGCAACACTAATCCCTTCGGTAAAAGAAGCTATAACCCCGTATGCTCAATATATACAGAAACAACAACTTGACGCGGCTTTGGATGGCGCAACCGGTCAACCTTTTACAAATACCACACTTGCAACCTAAACAGAAAGATATATTATGATTGTTGTTGATTACAGCCAAACGGCTATTTCAAATTTGATGGCAGAAATTGGCGGCAGAAAAGATATTGAAATACAGGTGCCCCTATTGCGTCACATGATTTTAAATTCTATTCGAGGCTACAAACAAAAATTCGGAAAAGAATTTGGTCAATTAGTTATTGCAGTAGACAATAGAAATTATTGGAGGAGACAAGAATTCCAATATTATAAGGCAGGTCGCAAAAAAGCTCGTGAGGATTCTGGTTTAGATTGGAAAACAATCTTTGAAGCTCTGGATCTAATCAGAAATGAGATCGATAAGTTTTTTCCTTACAAAGTTGTTAACGTCGATGGCGCAGAGGCAGATGACGTTATTGCAGTATTAGCAGAGTGGTCTCAAACAAATGATTTTGCAGGTGGTGGAGTTTTTGAAGATGATCCAAAACCCTTTTTAATTGTATCGGGCGATCATGATTTTATTCAACTTCAAAAGTTTAAGAATGTAAAACAATTTTCTCCAGTACAAAAGAAATATGTTAAACCTGATATGTCACCTAAACAATATATCTTCGAACATACAATTAAAGGCGACAAGGGCGACGGAGTACCTAACGTATTATCTGCAGATGATAGTATTGTTGCAGGTGAAAGACAAAAACCAATCACAACTAAAAAATTAGAAGCTTGGTACAAAGATGCAACGCTTATGCCACAAGATGATGAATTTAAGACTCGATTTGAACGTAATCGCAAATTGGTTGACTTTGCCTGCATCCCAGAAGAGATTAAAAATTCTATTATAAATAACTACACAGGTCAGCCTGATAAAAACAAGAGTATGCTTTTGAACTTTTTCATTGAGCATAAAATGAAGAATATGTTGGAATTAATTGAGGAGTTCTGATGCGAACAACTATACCACAAATTTTCGAAGAAGTCGAAAAAACAAACGGCAAAGATAAAAAGATTGCTGTATTAAGATCATACCATAGCCCACAGCTTGAGGGCGTTCTACAAATCAATTTTAACCCAGATGTTAAATTAGATTTACCAGAGGGTGAACCGCCATTCAAGAAAGATGAGAAAATTCCAATTGGATATTCCGAAACAAACTTGTATGCAGAATTTAGACGTATGTATATTTGGCTAGAACCAAATATTAACCTATCTAAAATTAAAAAAGAACAATTGTTTGTTCAAATGCTTGAAGGTATCCATTGGACAGAGTCTGAAGTAATATGTTTAGCTAAAGACAAAAATCTTGAAACTAGATATAAAACGCTTACAGAAGATTTAGTTAGAGAAGCATTTCCCAATATTCTTCCCCCTGCTAAACCAAAAACTATTGTAGATATTATTCCAGTTCTTAAGAAAGAACCAAAAGCAAAAAAAGCCGCAGTCTCTTTGAAAGATTGACTAGGTTCTTCAAACGAGACGAACCCGAACCAGTCGTAAGTAATTGGTTAGTTTCGGATGATATACCAGATGACCCAATGTATGACAGTAGAACGGTAAACCACCACAAATATCGAGCATTTGACAAGTATTGAAAAAGATGTTATAATATAGTATGGGAGATTTAATATGACAATGCACATCGTTGGACCCTGGTTATCTACAACCGGAAAAAAGAAATCAAAAGTTAAATTTCAAAGTGCTGAACAGGCACGTAATGCTAGAGCTTTAGCAGAAGAATGGAAACTTATGCAGAAAAAATGGGGTATTGCAGATGAGGATAAAAAACGTAAACGAGCTATGGAAGCAGATGCGTATATTCCTCCGGTATCTTCTAATCCCCGAGGCATTACGAATAAAAATATTAAAAGTTTAAACGATAAAATAACAGGTGCAGTTTCTAGCAAGCCGGCACCCGTGTATACTGGAACAAAGGTTCTAGGTATTGGTACAATGCACAAGTCTAATGCTGTCCCCATCTTTAGTGATGACGAGGCAAAAGAAATTTCTACAATGAGGCGATAATGAGAAAAATAGTTTTAGTAACCGGAGGGTTTGATCCCTTACATTCTGGGCATATTGAATATTTTAAATCAGCTAAAAAATTAGGTGATTTATTAGTTGTTGGAATAAATTCAGATGCATGGCTTAGTCGTAAAAAAGGTGCACCGTTTATGCCTGAACAAGAGCGTAATGGCATTGTTAAAAATTTGAGCATGGTAGATCGTACAATATTTTTTAATGATCGAGATGGATCAGCTAAAGAAGCTATTCGAGATTTGCGAGCATTATATCCCAATGATCAAATTGTTTTTGCAAATGGCGGAGATCGTACTCAGGAAAATATTCCCGAGATGGATATTAAAGATGATAATTTAGTTTTTGCGTTTGGCGTTGGTGGCGAAAACAAAATTAATTCTAGTTCATGGATATTACAAGAATGGAAAACACCTAAAACTGAAAGGGTGTGGGGCTATTATCGAGTTCTTCATGAACAAAGTAAAGATGTCAAAGTAAAAGAATTAACTGTTGCCCCTGGCAAATGTTTAAGTATGCAACGACATAAAGATCGAAGCGAGCATTGGTTTGTATCAGAAGGAACAGCTACGGTTTATACGTTAAATTGTAGCACAGATGTTGAACTAATTGGGAAATTCAATAAATTTGAAAATCTCCATATTGGTAAAACAGAGTGGCATCAGCTTTGTAATGAAACTGAGTCACCATTGAAGATTGTCGAAATCCAGTATGGCGACAATTGTATTGAAGATGATATTGAAAGGAAATAAATTATGGCAGGTATCCCAT